AGGTGAACACGAATGGGAAGAATTAAGTAAAAAACAAACAGCACTTAAAAAAGAAAAGGACAGAAGAAAAGGTGGTAAAGAAGAACCAAGTGGTGGACCAACTTCATCTTTTGGATCTGAGTGGGGTGATGATCCACAAGCTTCACCTGCTTCTCAAAGAGGTTATAGTAGACCAAAAAGAAGAGAATCAATCAAAGTAATCAATGGAAAAAAATATCGTGCAATTAAAGAATCTGTTGATAAAAGAATTTCTGTAAAAGAAGTTCATAAGTGGTTAAAGGGATTGGAAGAATATAGATATCGTAAGATACCAAATGTTGATGCACGAAGAATTACTTCATTTGTAAATAATGGTTTAAATGAAACAGATTTACCAAAATCATTACAAAAGAAATGGGGAAATGCTAAATACAATAAAGAAAAGTCTTTAGCTGATAGATTTATAAAACAAAGAATTAGTCAAAAATTGACACAAACAGAATCTAAAAAACATCCCCTTAAAGAACAATATGATAGGTTGTTTACAAATAGGACAGTATTATGAAAGATATAAAATTATTAGGAATTGTTGAAGACATTGGTCTTAATTTGGCTGATGACAGACCTAAAGTAAATAAACATGAAGTAATTGAGGCAATTAAGTCTTATGCAAGAGTTGGGAAACAACTTTATAATGGTGGTGGTATTTTGGAAGCTGCTAAACAATTGGTTAGAATGGCAGAGTCAGCTCAAAATCATGTCTTGAGTGAAACTGATGATTGGTTTGATGGCGTAAGTGTTAAACGAAATATGAAAGAACTCAAAGGACTAACAGGACAATTTAGAAAAACTGCTGTTGAAGCTAATTCTGTTAATCAACGTTTGTCTGCTCTATATGAAGATATGGGAAATATTCTTAATCGTTACTATGATATTGAAGAAGCGTTAGACCCTGTTGGTCAAGAAGATGATGATGTTGACAATGATGGTGATGAAGATGATAGTGATGCTTATTTGAAGAAACGTAGAGATGCTGTTTCTAAGGCTGTCAAGGGAGATGGTTAGGGAGTTCATATTTTGTTCACTTATTTTGTGGCAAATTGGTTTTATTGTTTATCTTTTATTAAACAAGTTTTATCAACCGAAGAAGTTATTTACACAACCATCCGTGAGACCATCTGCGGTTGAGGTAGATTTACCAAAAAAGAAAATTGAACATGTGGACATAGAAGTGAAAAAACAAATCAATACACAAAAACCAACATCAGTACATGTTAAATCTGATGAAGTTATTAAGGGTAAAGTAAAGACTCAAAAGAGTAAATTAAGAAAATTAATAAGAGGGTTATAACATGGCAAAAGGTTTAGATTGTGGTACATCATTTTATATTTCTGCTACAGAAGATACAATTAAAAAACAAAGAAATGCATTTTTGACGGTTGATGGAGAAGTAAGTCAAGTTAAAAGAATGTTAAAAAGACAAGGAATTCCATTTGTAGAGAAAGCTAGTAAAGTACATATTGTTGGTCAACATGCTTTTAACTATGCTCAAATATTCAGTACTGCGGAATTAAAACGACCTATGAAAAGCGGGTTATTGAATCCGACTGAAAAAGATTCTTTACCAGTATTGAATGCTATTATTGGTGAACTATTAGGTGATGCTAGTGAAAATGAAACTTGTGTATATTGTATTCCAGCAAAACCAATTGATGTGGAACGAGAAGTTAGTTATCATGAAGATGTTTTAAGAACTATTATTGAACAATATGGATATAAAGTAAAGAAGATTGAAGAGCCTGTTGCACTTGGATATGAAGGATTAGTTGATACTCAGTTAACAGGTATTGCTATTTCAATGGGCGCTGGTATGTGTAACATAGCTGTTATGTATCAAGGAATGACAGCACTTTCTTTTAGTGTAAGTCGTGGTGGTGATTGGGTTGACGATAATGTATCAATGGATACAGGAGTGTCAAAAGCTAAAGTAACAAATATTAAAGAGTCATCGGATACTTTAAATTTATCAAAAGGAGTTTATCAAGATATTTACGAAGAAGGAACTGATGAAGCTAACGTATTAATTGCTATTAGGTCTTATTATGGAGCTCTTATTAATTATTTATTAACAAATTTAAGAGTTCAATTTGAAGGTGTTGAAAATGTACCTAATTTTCCAGAACCAGTACCGATTGTTATAGGTGGTGGCACGTCATTGGTTACTGGATTTTTAGATGTATTTAATGAACAATTTGACCAAGATACATTTCCAATACCAATTTCAGAAATAATTTTGATTGAAGATGCTCATACAGCAGTAGCTCGTGGGTGTCTATCTGAGGCACAATTAATTGAAGAAGATAAGGAAGATTAATGAAACAACTAGGAGATATAAAATGAAAAACGTTAAAGAATGGGCATATGCCGGTGTAGGATTTGTAGTAGGATTTTTACTTGCTGTTATTTGTGCTGCAAATGGAATTTTGACATATTAAAACGAAAAAAAAAAATAAAGGTTATGATATGACACGACGACAAAAAAAAGAATTACAGAAATATCAAAATTGTTTACTTTATGTAGAAGTAAAGGATAATAATATTGAAAAGGCTTTATCTTTATTTAAAAGGAAAGTAAAAAATTCTGGTTTATTAAAAGAATTACGAGATAGAGAATATTACGAAAAACCATCTATTAAAAGAAGAAGAAGAAAAAAACTTCAAAAATTAAGAAATAAATATACCGACTAAATTTTCTTTTTTTATTTTTTTATTATATTTATATATACCTCAATACACCGTGGATTTTTACGGTGTCTAAATATTTCAACCCCAATTAAAGTTCCAGAATAACTTTATTCCAATATAAAACATATATGGAGACTAATTATGTCTGATTTGTTGAAAGAAGCTATTGCAGATGCAAAAGCAGTTCGTGAAACAGCATTAGCTAACGCTAAGATGGCTTTAGAAGAAGCCTTTACTCCTCATCTAAAATCTATGTTATCAGCAAAACTTGCTGAAGATGAATTTGAAGATGAAGAAGATGGTGATGATGAATTCGGTGATGAAGAAGAAGATGCCGAAGAAATGGCACGTACTCATTATCGTGAAGACGATGATGAAATAGATATGGGTGAACCTGAACCTGAAATGGGTGAAGAAGAACCCGAAGAAGATGAATTTGAAGAAGAAGGTGTTTCTGAAGAAGATATCATCGAAATCGATGGTGTAAAATATGCACCAATCGTAACTGAAGATGAATTTGAAGAAGATGTCAATGTTGATGAAACTGAAGAACTTGACCTTGAAGCTGTCATTAGAGAACTTGAGCAAGAAATTGCTGAATCCGAAGATTTGGATGAAGATGAACTTGATGAATATTCCGGAACTAAAGCTCAAAAAAGAGCTAAGGATGGGAATGTAGTTCGTCATAATGAAAATGATGAAGTTGATGAAGAAACCGAACTTGTTGAAGATGATGAAGTTGATGAAGATAAAGAGAAACAAGATGAACAATCTACTTCTTCTGGTATCGGTAAAGGTACTGGCGTCAAACAAGCTTCAGCTAGTGATGAAGAAGATCCTGGTAAGGGAAAAGTTCATGAACATGTTGAGAATCTGCAAACAGAGCTTAATGAATATAAGGAAGCTGTTACGTATTTACGTGATAAGCTTCATGAAGTTAACATCCTTAATGCTAAACTTTTGTATACTAATAAATTGTTTAGGGAATATGCTTTGAGTAATGACCAAAAACTTAAAATCGTTGAAACGTTTGACAGAGCTCAGACGGCTCGTGAAATTAAGTTGGTTTATTCTACTTTGGCAGAATCCTTTGGTGACAATGGTGTTGTTACTAAGAAATCAAGTGTTAAGGAATCAGCCAGCCGTAAGACTGGAACGACTGCTCCTCAGAAGAAAATTATTTCCGAAGAGAATCAAGTAGCAAATCGTTTTCAGAAATTGGCTGGAATTTTAAAAGATTAATTAATTATTAATTTGGAGAACGATAATGAGTGATATAAACACACTTCTCGACCCTTCCCCTATGCGGAAGCAGAAAGAAGAATCACAAAAGCTCGTAACCAAGTGGGATAAATCTGGACTTTTAGAAGGTATGGATAATGAGTGGCAACGCTCTGGTATGGCAGTATTGCTGGAAAACCAAGCACGTCAACTTATTTCTGAAGCTTCGAAAACTTCCCCTAACGCCGGTGCTGGTGTAGGTGATGAAGAATGGTCCGGAGTTGCTCTTCCTTTGGTAAGACGGGTATTTGGTAACATTGTTGCCCAGGAACTTGTTTCTGTTCAACCGATGAACCTTCCATCTGGTCTTGTTTTCTACTTGGATTTCAAGTATGGATCAAGCGTTGGTAAATTTTCAGCTGATCAATCCATTCATGGTAAAACAGGTCCTAACACACCATCTGGAGCAGCTGCTCCTTATGGAGAAGATAGTGGATTCTATGGCGCTGGACGTTATGGATATTCCATTAGTGCATCAAGCGTGCCTCTTACTTTTGCGAGTGCAACTCAAGCATCTTTTAAAGATATTGATTTCAATTCCGAAGTCTCTGCATCTTGTGCTGCCGGTGATAAGTTTTGGACAGTAACAACTGCTACAAGTGGATTTACTAACCCTGACTTAAAGGCCGTTAGAGCTTGGAGTTTTACTGATGCTGGTTCAGCTCCGCTGAAGGCAAAAGTCTTACCACAATTTACAAAAGTTGTTGGTGCTAATGTACAATTAGTTGTATCTGCATCCAGTGCAAATAATGCAACTGGTTCTTATACAGTTAAGTATCTACAAGAAACTCAAGCTGGTAACAGAGGTGACTTTGAAGATCGTATTGGTAATGCAACTGTTGATCAGTTGAGCATTCCTGAAGTTAATTTAGAAATGCGGTCTTTACCGATTGTTGCAAAAACTCGGAAATTGAAGGCTGTTTGGTCACCTGAGCTTGCTCAAGACTTAAACGCTTATCATAG